ACCGGATCAGCGCAAGCACTACGACAAGATGATCAAGCATCTGATAACTGAGGCAGAAGACGGTGCGATCACTGCCGTCAACGAAGCCGTCAAGATGCAGAAGCTGATCCAGATATCCTGCGGCGTAGCCTATGGTGAAGATGGTCAGCACATCGAACTCGACTGCGCACCGCGCGTCAATGCGGTGAAGGAAGTTATCGAGGAAGCTGGCGGGAAGATCATCGTCTTCGTACCACTGACGGGTACACTCAACATGCTGGAGCGCGAACTGTCCAAGCACTGGACGGTCGGCGTGGTCAACGGAGAAGTTAGCAGCAATAAGCGCAACGAAATCTTCCAGAACTTTCAGCACTCACCGCACCCGAAGGTGCTGGTTGCCCACCCTGCCACCATGGCACACGGGCTTACGCTGACATCGGCATCAACCATCGTGTGGTACGGACCCATCACGAGCAATGAGCAGTATGTTCAGGCCAATGGCCGCGTAGAACGCATCGGTAAGAAGCACGCATCCAACGTGGTTCACATCGAGGCTACGGACTTGGAGTACAAAATGTATCACCGTCTTCAGAGCAAGCAGAAACTCCAAGGGCTGCTTCTCGATCTCATTCAACAGGATACAACGAGGTAAAGGACCATGACAGTAGACGACATCGTCGCACTATACGTGCGGCTCCGCAATGAGAAGGGTGCCATCCGCGCCAAGCTTGACGAAGAGGTTAGCAAGATCGACGCCAAGCTGGACAAGTACAGCGCCGAGATCGAAGACCTGTGGAAAGCAATGGACGATCTGATAAGGAACCCGATGCAATGATCGAAAAACTAGTCTGGGTGGCTTTCATCGCCGCGCTTGCCGGGATTTTTTGGGTTAGCGGTGACGGCTTCTACCGCTACCCCTGCATGGACCCAGCCCAGTGGTCCTCCAACCCAGAATGCAAACCGCCGATCTGCTCGGCTACCCGGACCTGCCCGTCCGATCTCACAGGAGGTGCAATCAATGTCACGCAATAAGAACGACCCAGAAAATCTAGAGGCGCGGCTTCGCTATTTCATCGGCTGCTCGTTGGTGGTCATACTGGGCGGCACGATCTTTTCTGTGCTTTACTCGCTCGTCTTCGTCACGCAACCCCTTGAGGTTTCGCCGAACGACCAGAAATTTTTTGAGCTTCTCACCCCACTGGCCTCGTTTATCGTGGGGGCGCTAGGGGGCGTCCTCGCGGCAGGCAACAGCAGCAAGAGAAACAACGGCGATGATGAGCCGCCGAAACAGGAGTACACCGAATGATCGGACGCATGGTTGGAATGCTCATTGGCCGGAAGGCTAAGGAGAAGGTGGTCGATGCTGTGCTGGACAAGGTGAACCTGCCTGACCCGGTCGAGAACGCCATCAAGGTTGCCGCCACGGGCAACGTCGGTGACCTGCTCGGCGGCATGGGCAAGGACATGGCACAGGAAGCTGTGCTTGGCGCGGTCACCAAGAAGGTGCCGATCAAGAGACCGAAGAAATGAGGTGGTTCGTTGCCCTGCTCCTGTCAGCAACCCCTGCGCTTTCTACGCCCTACGAGATCACTCGGGTCATCGACGGCGATACGGTGGAGATTGCGGTGGATTTTCTTCCGCCGCCCCTCCCGCCCAAGCTGTCGATCAGGGTCATCGGCATCGATACCCCAGAGAAAGCACCTCGCGCTGAATGCGATGCGGAAGCAGCTTTGGCTAAGAAAGCCAGCGCCTTTACAAAAGACGCGGTCGCCAATGCGCTTGAGGTCGATGTCAAGATCTTGAAGTGGGACAAGTACGGTGGCCGGGTGCTGGGCGATGTCTATCTGGACCACCAGAGCCTCGCGGAAAGTCTCGTCTCTGCCGGGCTGGCCCGGCACTACAAAGGTGACGCCAAGCAGTCTTGGTGCGAATAGGAGAATGTGAATGCTGACCAAAGAAAAGATCGTCCACCTTCTGCACGGCAACCCAGAAGCAGATGCGTGGGCCGACGCCGCGATGGAAATCCTGCCGAAGTATGAGATCACGACGGCGAACAGGATCGCTGGATTTTTCGCTCAAGTGGGCCACGAGAGTTCAGGGCTAAAAACGCTTGAAGAAAATCTGTTCTACCGGGCTGAGACGCTCGACAAGATTTTCCCAAAGTACTTCAAGAACGCCGGGCGCAACGCGGCAGAGTACGCCAAGCAGCCAGAGAAAATCGCGAACATCGTTTATGCCTCGCGCATGGGCAATGGCGACACGGCGTCTGGTGACGGGTACAAATTTCGTGGCCGTGGGGCGATCCAACTCACGGGCCGTGAAAATTATACAAACTTCGGCAAGACAATTGGCCTGACCGCAGAGCAGGTTATTGACTACGTCCAGACCAAGAAAGGCGCGCTTGAGAGTGCGTGCTGGTACTGGAAAAGCCGCAACCTGAACGCGGCCTGTGACGCCTCTGACATTGTGAAAATGACCAAGCTGGTGAACGGCGGGACGATTGGCCTAGAGGACCGCAGGAAGCACTACAACGAGGCTCTGGCGATCCTCGGCGGTGCTGTGGCTGCCGCCGTCAACTCGCAGATCACCGACGCGGTGACGCAGACGCTGCGGAAAGGCTCCAAGGGCGATCTGGTGAAGAAGCTGCAAGCCGCCCTCGGCATTGGCGCGGATGGCGACTTCGGCCAAGGCACCGAGAACGCCTTGAAGAAGTGGCAGGACCGCAATGGCCTGACGGCTGACGGCGTGGCCGGGCCTAAGACGCTGGCGAAACTGCTTGGATAATCGCGAGGGGCGCTTGATGAAGATGAGCCGTAGCGCAGTCTGACCTTCGACCAACACAAAGCCACCCGTGACGGTTTCTTGGATGTGTTGCGCCCCTCGCAATTCGTTTTAGCGGCTCAGTTTGTAGCCTGCAACCGCTTTTCGTTCTGAAGCCGCCGCAAGGTGCGCTCGACCGCGGCAGGGCTGGCTGACAGTTTAACCTTGGGCTTTGTCTCGCCGTCAGCGATGTCGATCCAAACCTTGCTCTTTGGGCTGACCCGTTGCGGCGAGAACGGGTGCATCGGCAGCACGATGCCGAAACGCTCACAGGCGGCTGCGATGCTAGATCGGTGCATTCCGTAATGTTCGGCTGTGAGGGTTAGGTGCCAGCCTTGGTCTTTGGCTGCTTGGATCATGTCGCGGGTAATCAGTCGTCTCGGCGGTGCCATTCGGCTTGGTCCTTTATTCTGTTGATGGTTTCTAGATTTTGACGGGCAAGATACTCGATCAGCAAAAGCTGTTCCTCAGTTACCCACCACGCAGGCAACTTGACGTAGCCCGCCAACCTCAACGCTCTCGCGCCGGGGCTGTTGGATGGGTCACGGGGCATTGGCTACACTTCCCAAAGATGCGGTCTACCGGGCGCTTCCACAGTGAAAAAACCAAATGCGTTGTGGAAGTCATGCAGGGCGTTGATGTAATCTCGAAGCCTCGCGTTCTCGACATTGGCCTCAGCCATACGCTCCATCATATCAATGATGCGTTTGGCCTCCTCTGCCCGCTCGTGCAACATGACCTTGAGATCATGCTTTGCAAGCCGCTTAGAAGGTCGGTCGAAGTAGACAGGATGCGGATAGGTGATGTCGCACAAGATTCGCTCCATCTCGCCTTTGGTTGTTCTGTATAGTTTTAGACTGCTCATGGCTTCTCTCCCTCAATCTCGGCCAGCGTGGCACGGGTCATTTCATCTGCTTCGTCCAGCGCGGGCCACGGGTATGCAAGGCCGCTGTCAAGACGGACACACGCAGCAAAGCCTGTCTCACCACATACGGCATGATGGAGCTTCCGCAGCGCCTCTACCGCCTTCGCCAGCTTATCTTCTGCGGCAATAAGTTGGCGGCACAGATCAACTTGATCCCCCGCCAACTCATCCGCATAAGCCTCGGCCTCATCGGCGTCATGTCTGGCGGCTTCGAGTTGCTCGGTCAGGGTTGCGATGCGGTCGGCGGCGGCAACCATCAGCAGCCGCTCACTTGTCTCAGTGCCAAACGCCGGATCGCGCAGCCGCTTCACCAGATCGTCACTCATCTCGGCCTCCGCTGCTTGCTGTCTTTCCAATCACACGTCCCGATCTGCACCACGATGCCGGGGAAGTCGTCGATGCGGCGATATTTTGACCTGCTTAACCACACCCCACTCCGATCTTCAGGATCAAACTGGAAGCACCAAACAGTGCCGTCTTTATTCCGCGCCACCCACTCAACCCAATCAGGCAGTCGATCCCATGCGATCACGTCTTGGGTCTTCGCGGGTAGGGGGACGGTGCGGTAGATGGTCTGAGAACCCCAAGTTGGTTTAGAAATCGGCGACCAGTGGTGGAAGTAAGTGAATTCAATAACCCCACCCGCCTTCTCATGCTCATGCAACGCAGCCTTTTCCTCGTCGGTCAGCAGGCCATACGGCACTCGGTTGTTGGTCATGTCTACGGTCATTTCCCCCTCCTCGCCGGGCAGTCCCGACCTTGGTTGCAGTTGTTGTTACAGGGTGGGCAGGTCTGTTGGGTCATGGTTCCATCTCCACTTCAATCGGCACGATCTCGCAGGTCATGCTATAGTCATAGTCGAGGGCATCTCCGATAGGCGCCATCGCCTTCTTGCAGGCGGCTTCGGTCAGGAACGGGATGCCATAGCTGGTGCCGTCAATAGGTCCGCCGTGCATGGTGATCCACAGAAGAACTACGAATGCGTCTGTCCCGCCGCTCATGCCGACACCTGCATCAGTTCGTCCATCTCCAGCGCCCACAGATCGGTGCGCGGCAGCTTCATGGCCTCCAGCGCCCGCTGAACCTCGGACGAGTTGACGTTCAGAAAGTGGGCCAACTCAATCGTCGTCGCGGCGCCGCCCTTCAACTCATCGCGGATCTTGTCGGCCAGCGTCTTCTGCTCCGGCGCGGGCAGGCTGTCGTGCAGGGCAATGGCCAGCCAAGGCGTCTTCTCGGGCTGCTGAACATTCGGCACCACGCTGGCCATCACCTTCTGACCGGGGCGCAGGCCGGTCTCCAGAGCCAGCTTGGAGGGGATAAACACGTTCTGCGTCATGTCGCTGGCCAGAACGCCAAAGCTGGTCCCTGTCGGCAGGCAGTTAGTCACATAGATCTCATTCGGTTGCATTGTTTTTCTCCAGTTCCAGTTTCAACATCCGTTCGGCGTCACGTTTATAAAACGACAAAATCGATATTTCCTCCCCAACCCAGCTAGGTCTGACGCCGGTGCCGTGACGGGTCTCGAGGGCGAGGATCTCCTTTTCCTTGTCGGCGATGTATTCGCGCAGGCTTTCGATGGTCATAGGCCAAGTCCATGCCCGATGAGAAGCAGGCCGTAGCCGCCGCCGAAGATTGCGATGACGCCGATCAGGTCGGCGAGGATGTCACGAATACGCATGGCTTATTTCCCTTTGTTTGCATTAATTGCGGCGCTCAAGCGCAGGCGCAGTTCGGCGCGGCGCAACAGAAACATGATCTCGCCGGTGTCGTGATAGTTCGGGTGGTCGTCGGTGTAGTTGCGTTCAATGTCGCGGTCGATGCACTCAAGAGCCGCTTCGGCCTGCTCCAGCGTGATGAGGATGGTTGGTTCTGACATGTTGCTCTCCTAGAATGGTGGTTCGGTTTGGTCTTTGGTTGGTTTCCACTGGGGCGGCGCGTAGGCCGCCGGCTGCGGGCGGGGTGTTGGCTGGGCGATGACGCCCAGCCTGTTGAGTTCTTGTTCGATGTCGGTCATGCGGAGGGCCGATAAGGTGCGTGGAACAAGAACGAATGTACCAGATCAAACTGGAACCAATCTGCGATCCGTCCATCTGCATCAATGGCGCGCTTCGGGAACCAAGCTTCGCTGGCGTTGCCCTTTACCAGAATAGCCTTTGCGGTCTCGCGAACGATCATCACCGTCGTCTCGCTGCCCGTGCTGCTTGTGAGTTTCATCGTCATCTTGTTCATCCTTGTTTGCTAGTTCGTGCCACCACCATACAGCCTGCCACACCGCGTGCAAGCAAATAATTGCACCTTGTGCAAATTATTTTTGACTTACGATGCGCCACCCACCGCGAGGGCCAGCTTCCACGATTGCCAGATCGTCGTTGGCCAGGATCACCAGAGCAACGACCTTTGCCCGCGCACGGCGGGCTTTGGCCTTGATCTCTGCCAGCGTCAGAGGCGCGCTCACAGCGCCACCTCCTTGATGGCGATGCGGCAGGCATCTGCGAGATACTCGCGCAATGCTGCGTTATCAATGCAGCGGAAAACCAACTCATCGCGGCCCAGGCCGGATTTGGCGCAGGCAACATCTGCCACGGTCGGCAGCGCAACTGCTTCATCAGCAGTCAAGCCCATCAGAGAAGCGAGAAGAAGAAGAGAAGTCATGGAACCCTCCAAGGTCCGTGCGCTGCGTGGCGTGATTGCCGCGCTTGGCGCTATGTTGTTTTCCGCTTCGTTATGTCAATTTAATTTACCATCCTCGGCATTGCAAGCAAATAATTGCGCTTGACGCATCTTTTTTAAACACATAAGCGTAAAGCACCGAAACAAGGGAGAGCGCCAATGATGGCTCAGAAACAAATACGGGAGTGGTGCGCCAAGGACGGGCGCAAGCTGGGCTGGGTCGCACAGCAGATCCCGGTGGCATCCTCCAGCTTCAGCCGCTGGATGACGGGCCGCATCGTGCCGTCCGCAGTCTACCGCCACCGCCTGGCAGACATCACCGGGATCGAAGATCTGCGGTTCGAAGAGGAATGGATCACCGAGGGGTCGATAGCATGAACCGTTCCGAGATCCTCGACACCGCCAAAGAGTATGTCACCAAGGACCGCGCCGGCACGCACGGCGACGCGGAGGCCAATTTCGGCTTGATCGCCGCGTACTGGTCGGCCCACCTCGGGCGGAACATAAAGAGCCACGACGTGGCCGTGATGATGACCCTGCTGAAGCTGGCACGCGCCAAGTCGAACCCGGCGCACCAAGACAACTGGATCGACGGATGCGGCTATCTGGCCTGCGGCGGGGAGATTGCGGTGGTTGGCGCGTAATGGCCCTCTACATCGGGATCGACCCCGGCAAGACGGGCGCCATCGCGGTCATGGACGCTGACGACATGAGCGTGCGCGTCTACGACATGCCCGGCACCATCGAGGAAAAGCGCGCCATCCTGTCCGAGATCGGCAGCGTGAAGTGCGCGTGGATCGAAAAACCGTTTTTCCCGCGCATGATCGGCATCAAGAACGCCGTCACCATCGCGCAGGCATACGGAGAGATGAAGGCTTGCCTGTTCTACGCTGGCGTGCCGACGAATGAAGTGCCGCCGGCTGCTTGGAAAAAACACTTCGGCCTGTCCACCGACAAGGACGCATCAAGGGCATACGCATCAAGCGTCTTCCCGGATCAGTCCGACTTGTGGGCGCGCAAGAAAGACGACGGGCGAGCCGAGGCGGCTCTGATCGCATATTACGGATGGAGGAAAAAATGATCCGCGACATGACCAACAAGGAATACCACGCGCACCCCGCGATCTCGTCATCGGACGTAAAGGCGGTCCACAAAACATCGCTGGCTCACTGGAAAGGCAAGGTCCGCAAGGAAAGCAGCGCCTTCGCATTGGGCAGCGCCGTTCACGCCTTGGTGCTGGAGCCGGAAAAGAACCTCGTCCTGCGCGGCCCAGAAGATCGCCGTGGCAACAAGTGGAAAGAGGCCCAGCTTGCCGCCGATCTGGACGGCCAGATCCTGCTGCCCGAAGCCGAGTTTGATCTGGCCGCGCGCATCGCCGATGCCGTCAAGGCTCACCCGGTTCTCGCCGCTTATCTGGCCGATCCCACATTCGTGGCCGAGGCTAGCTTCTTCGGCATCGATCCAGAAACAGGCGTGGATATCAAATGCAGACCAGACGGCTACCTGCCCGAAGCTGGCCTTGTCTTTGATCTGAAGACCACCACAGACGCCAGCCCAGACGGCTTCCCGCGTGAATTGCGGAAATACGCATACGACGTGCAGGCCGCCTTCTATCTGCGCGCCCTGCGTGCCGCTGGCTACAAAGCCGAGACGTTCATGTTCATCGCGGTCGAAAAGGAGGCACCCTTTGCTGTCGGTGTCCACGCCCTGACCGACCGCTATTTGGACCACGCCGATCAGGTCGTGACCCAGACCCTCCAAAAGATCAGCAACGCCACCGCAGTTTCCGACTTCACAACGGGCTGGCCACTGATTAACCATATCGATCTGCCGCGCTGGCAGACCGAGACCACCGAAGATGACATCTTCGACCAAACCGTAGACTTCTGAGACCACAAGCCAGAGAGGAGCAAACCATGGCTAACAATGATGACTTCCACAAGGTTCTCGTCAAGAACGTGACCCTGCAATATCCCAAGCTGAACCAAACCTATCGGTTCAACACCCAAAAGCAGGCCAGCGAACCCTGCGCGCCCACCGCATCCAACGCGGCTTGGTCCGTGGCCTTTGAGATGACCAAGGAGCAGGCCAAGCCGCTTTACGAAGAACTGCGCGCCCACTACGAGGCTTGCCGCTCGCGCAACAGCAAGATGCCCCAATTCAAGACCATCTTCAGCATGAAGAAGCTGAAGGACGAGCATGGCAACGAAACCGGCATGGTACAATTCACCGCCAAGCGCAACGGCATGAAGAAAGACGGCACGCCCAACAAGGCACCCACCGTCATCGACGGGCAGAAGCAACCGCTGGCCGATCTGGCCTTCTGGGGCGGCTCCAAAGGCACCATCCGTGCGTGGGCCGTGGCCGTGATCGACCCCGACGGCAACGGTGGCATCTCGCTGCTGTTGGATGCCGTTCAGGTCACCGAAGCTGTCTACGGCGGCAATGGGCTGGACGACTTCGACACCGTCGAAAGCAAGGCCGATCCGTTCGAAACCAAGCCGCTGGGTGATGACAAGCGCAAGCGCATCGCGCAAGAGTTGGACGACGAAATCCCGTTTTGATAAAGAAGAACCCCGGCAAGCGAGCAACTTGCCGGGGTTCAAATAAACGGAAGCGAGAGAGGAGCCTTCCAATGCAAATAATACAGGCCAATCGTGCCTATTACAAGGACATCAAACATGTCTGATGTCCGCTTCCTGACGGCACCCGGTTCATTCTTCACGCTCATCGACAGGCCCGGTGAACAGTACCCCGGCATCTCTTGGAATGAGATCGTCAAGCTGGTGCAAACCCCGCAGGCGAAAGAAAAGCGGGACGCCGATTTCTTCATTCCCTCCACCTACCGGGCGCACGACGCACGCGCCCACGAAGCACAGCGCGAGCATGGCGCATTCCGCGCGCTGGCCATCGACGTGGATCGCGGCAACCCGTCTCTAGAAGACGTGCAGGAGGCCGTGCAGGCCGTCTGCGGCGATGTCGGCGTGCTGATCTACTCATCCTCCGGCGCGACACCTGAAAACCGCAAATGGCGCGCCATCATCCCGCTGGCAGCCGTTGTCACGGGGGCAGAATACGAAGAAATCCAGACAGCCTTCTTCGACCTCCTGCACGTCAATGGCATTCACCCTGACGGCGCGCTGGCGCGCTGCGGCCAGCCGATCTACCTGCCAAACGTGCCGCTTGAGCGCCGCAACCCAGACTTGACGCCGCTCTTCTACGAATACCGCGTGTGGCGCGGCAAACCCCTGCGCCTCGACGCCGCCGGCCCGATCCTTCCAGAACTTCACCGGAAGGCCGAACCACCCCGCCTCGCAGCCGAACAAGCCGACCGGGCGCGGGCAGAGCGTGAGCGCCAGCGCGCAGATCGTCGGCAGAAGTTTCCTGATGAGGTCAGCCTGGTCGATGCGTTCAACGCTGACCACAGCATCGCAGACTTGCTGGTCCGTTATCAATACGCACGGCGCGGCGCATCGGATCACTACCGCTCGCGCTACCAAACCAGCCCGTCCTACGCCACCGAGAACTTCGGCACGCACTGGGTCAGCCTTTCAGGCTCAGACGCAGCCGCTGGCGTTGGCAGGCCGAAGTCGCTGGGCGAGCATTCATATTGCTGGGGCGACGCCTTCGATCTGTTCGTCCACTATGAGCATTCCGGCGACTTTGATGCCGCCGTGCGTGCCTACGGTGCCGAGATCAACCCGCCCAAGATTGAAATGCCAG